ATCTATATGAGTGATTGTACAAAACAGTAACATTGACATGCTTAGCTGCGGTACAACATCAATACTTTTTACCCCGGAATTAATATTGCTTTTTATCCACTGTATAATTAAGCCGCCGTAGTTTGGCCCGAGGCTGATATACCCGTTCGTATCGATGAGACCGGTTATTCCGAGCTTTTCGTTAGTGAATTTTTTGCCGCTCCATGTCACGTCGCTGCCGCTTGCGAATTTGCCAAACAATGTTGAGATGGAAGCAAGGTTAGTCGCTGGGTCAGTTTTCCAGTCTGTAGTTCCATTTGCAGTTTTGATTTGTCTAGCAAGCCCGGACATGAGGTTTGTGAGCGTATCCGTGTTTGTTGTCTGATTGTGCGTATCGTTTACAGTAAGCGACAAGTTACTATGAGCAGATGCGTTTTTGTTATGCGCATCTAAGTTCGCAAGTGTAGCGTATTGAGAATTACTTATTACTGCAGTAATATTCGCCGAGCTGCCAAAAACTATCGTAATCTCAAATGTGTTGTTGTTGATTGCTACTTCTGTTTTTGGCGGCATATAGTCAGCATAAGTAGCATCGGCATATCCGAAAAGTTTTGCAGTCCCGGAAGTGTCGACTTTCGCAAAAACGCCGATTTCACGAGCAAAGAATCCCGTGTCAACCATCGTGTTGTCCATTACCGCTGTTATTACGCAGGTACCGCTTGACGCTTTTGTTTTGTCGATTTCGTTAATCGTGCATTCGAGACATTTGTGTTTCAGCGCTTTAAAATTAATTACATTATCAGAGCTCGAAACGACGCCGTCGCCGAGCTGCACAGATGTGAAAATTAACGGTGTAGATGTATTCAAGCTTTCTATAAGCATCGCCTGACCGTCTACGGTTGGTAATATATTGTTGAATTTGCTCATTAGTATCTCCTTTTAACTATTGATATGTGTCGTACTGTATGTATGCACAATGCCGCCGATATACACATTACTTTTGGCGTCTTTGATGTCAATTTGATGTGCTGGCGTGATGCATGTAATCGTGTTTTGCACGATGTATCCGCCGATATATACAGACATGTCTGCCCATATTTTATGCGATATAATACACGTAAGATGCGCCGGCTTATATACGTCTATTATTTTACGTACTTGAGCTGCGTTTATCGCAGTTGCTAAATCGACACGTATGACATTCGGGGCAACGTTTTCGACTACTGTCGCATCATTCGTCGGTACAACGCTGTTAACAAGCGTATTGATTACTTTTAGCGTTACTGTCCCGATTCCTTGTATTTTTAATTTTAGCCGTTCACGTCTGACTTGATATCCGTCGCTGTCATCGTGTGTCAAGCCGTATATGCGTTCCCAGTCGTCAAGTCCCCAAGTTGCAGTCTCAACGAAGAACTGCTTGGCTATATCGATGAGCAGCTGCCGTTGTTTCTCATGCTCTGTACTAAGAGATTTTTGAGCATCTGAAAACACTGGATCGCTGGCTAAAAATGCTGGCAGATAACGCATCAAATCTACCGCATTCGTTCGTAATAATTCAAATATCATGTAAGCGTCACCGTCCCGAGCGTAGCTATTTCACTATTCGCGATTGAAATGTTAGAAGTTCCGCTGTTAAGTTGCAAGTCGGTGTAGTCGTCGGCCCCGGCATCAAGCAGTAATGATCCAATTTTAGCGAGCGATACCGTTGTCCCGTCAGCCGTTGCCGAAACGATGATGCGTTTTTCAAGAGAAATAAAATAATCTTGTACAGACGTCTTAAACGCATCAATATCGTAGCTTCCAGATGCGTTCGCAGCAATATTAATTACTTTTGTTTCAGCAGAAACGACAGTCACGATTGCACCGACAGGCCGTACCGATTCGATATATGATTTTACTTTTTCAACAAGTGTGCTGCTCGCTGCTTTGTAGTCGCTGTCTACAATTATTACTTTTACTGTGCCCGGGCCGTTCCACGTCGGCAACACTTTCGCACCGCCGACGCCGGCCACGCCTGTGGCCCATTCGAGGTAATGATATACGTTTCCGGATGTTCCCGGTGTTCTGACATGAATGAGATACCGTGCAAGCAGGTTTTCGTCTGTTTCCTCGTCGTATCCGTCGTGCATAGCCTCGGCGTTAGTAACGCTTGTTATTCCCGGGATACTCATCGGTATGACTGTAATCGTTCCGGCTTGTACGTTTCCGACAGATCCGGACACTGTTGCTTGTACTGTAACGTCCGTGCTTGATCGTACGACCGTCTCTGCCATCGTAGAAGTAGAAAAAGAAATGCCGGCCGTCGTTGAGAATTGGCTACCGGCTGGCAGCGTTCCATTGCCTTTTACAGTAACAGTACCGACAGCCGTAACGGCATTTTTTCTAATTATCCCTGATTCAGCGCAGCGCATTGTAAGATATTCGCCGAAGCTGGTATCGGCAAACGCTATTTTATACGCTTGCTCCATTTCTGCTTCAATCTTCGCGAATTCTATACTGTTAGACGACAGCACGTCATAGTCAAAAGTACCTTCGAATTTACTAGCATCTGATGTGCTGTATTCTTGAAGCTCTGATAATATGTCTTCTTGCTCTCGTGCTTCATACATTAATGTTCACCTCGCCGTATATCGTGCTTAAGCTAATATCAACTGTTACGCTAACGCCGTCACGCGTAAATTCTACGCTGTTAATCGATTTGATGTACGGATTTACCATCAGGCATTCAATAATGACGCGCTTAAGCTCGCTGTATCGTTGCTGCACGCCCATGACCTTTCCGATGAACGGTCTTAATTCAATACCATACTGCCAGCTGTACGCCAAGTATCTGAAGCGTTCTGTACTTAGCGCTTTGTAGATCCATATTTTAATTGCTTCGTCACCTTCGACGATAACGTGATTGCCGTTGCCGTCGTAAACGAAATTGTTCGTTTCAAAGTCCCAGGCATATTCTTTCGGAACTGGCAGATCCTCGTCGTACGTAGTTGCCGTCATTCCGATGAATGGATATTCTTCGCTCATAGTTTCACCACCCTGCCAGTTATGTGATACAACTGCTCATTTTGGCCATATATCGGGTCCACAGAAACAAGGTCGCCTACGCGAAGCGTATCCGTCCACGTTTCGTCATTGTCTATCGGATGATTATGGCTTTCGTATTGTGCGTCGCCAGAGCCACCAGCGCGGTTTGAGGTCTCGCCGACCATATGCCGTGTATAGCCGCTTAGCAGACTATCTGTCACATATAGCTGATCATGCGTCAAGACAATATTGTTAAGCTTTACTTCGAGATTTGGCGGCGGATTTACAACAATTCCTATCTGCTTGCCTCGCGGCAGCTCATCTTGTGCTATGCCGTGCATGATATCTACCATCTTAGATGCCGATACGGATGCGGATGGTATCTTATTTGTTGCCAATGCTATCACTCCTTACACACGACTGGTTTTAATAATCTTAGATGGTGTTTGGCCAATGTTATATATACCGCCTTGGCCGACTCCACCGGCGCCGTTATTAGCGCTTGAGTTGTTGCCAACATACGTGCCATTTCCCGCGTAGATAACTACATGCTGATTGTTTTCGTACACAACGCAATCGCCGACTTCGAGATTTGATTCATCGAATGGTATTACACTTCCGTCTGGTGCGCTAGCTACTAGAGAATCAACACCGGCCGTTCCGGCGTTGCATTGTGCGCATAGATACGGGCTGTAATACGATCCGATTCGTGTAGCTGCTTCGACACATCCCTCAGTGCCGTCCGGCATCGTAACACCTTCCCATGCTGCGTATCCTTGGCTAATGCCTTCGGCTACATTTGCATTACCTTTGCCTATCTTCCCTTTTTTCTTCTGCTTAACTTCTTTCGGCTTTTCTTCTTTATTCATAATGTTCTCGAATTCGATTTCAAGCTTCATGAAATGCATGCCGTTTTCGAAAGTGTGCGTATCTGATTTTACCCAGAATTTCCCGGTAAGCTCCGTTAGAATATCCTTTATCTGAATAGAATATGATGACTTGATACGATAGTCGCCAAGCATATCTAGTACTCCGGTTCTGTCTGCACCGTGAAACATCTTGTTAATTTCTTCTTGCGCATTTTCATTCGGGTTCGTCTTATATACGTCTTGCACTATAGAGTATTTCTGTATCCACTCGTCTTTCGTCTGATACCCGATTATATTCCCCTGCTGGTCCGTAACCATTATCTTATCGATGACGTTTTCAATTGATTCACGATATTTGCTGTTCTCGATATTGATATACTGATCAGCAGAGAATCCGTCTATCAAGTCACCTTTTTTGATAACGTCTAGCGAATCGCCGTTCATGACCGTGTGATACAATACGTCCGGATCATCTTTGTTCGTTTTAGCAGCATTGATTTGTTTCGCCGCTTCGGTGTATGCGATCATTATGATCTGATACCCGGTTTTTTCTGGTGCCGTAAATGTTACTTTCTTTCCGGTTTCAGCTATCTTACCGGTCTTTACGCCCAGCTCATCACATATTGCTTTTGCAACGTCTTCCGCCAGCATGTCCGTGAATTTGCGTGTAGTCTTTGAGCGGCAGAGGATAAACAGATTGTCATAACAAGTGACGTGAATTTTAGACGCTTGCGTGTCTTTTTCGATCTCATATACATTTCCTTGGAATTGCAGTGTACCGCTTTCATCGTATCCGCATATTGTTTCGCCGTTATTAATGACATAATTCGGGAGATTAGGATCGCGGCTGTCTTGCACATAGTCAAATTCAAGTCTGCG